ATACCAAACGCATCTTTCATATCATCTATTAAATCTGTGAACTGTTCTATAGTCCAGACTCTCATATACTTAATGCCACTCTCTCTATAGTCCTCATTAAATTCTCTACCTGCATTAAACAAATCAAGTATTAATTTCTTTTGTTCTTGATCTATTGTTACAGCACCATGTTGATGTTCTTTTAAATTCTTAGCCATTATTATTTTCCTTTGTTGTTGTTGTAATTTTATTTCTTTATGTAACCAATCAGTAAAGCCAGTCTTACTCATCTTTATTTTCCTTTATGTGTTTAGCATCTGGATTTTCTACTGGCATAGCCCACCCATCTGCTGTTGTAAATTCTACTTCACTTCCTAATCTATTACGTAATGTATTTATTGTCAAGTTTAATTCTTTTATTCTTATATGTGCATCACGTAATTGTATTTGTAATTCTTTAACATTCTTGCGTAGTATTTCTGTTTCTGTATTCATAACCATACTCCTACACCATGTGCTATTACTTTCATCTTAGTTCTGTTCTTCATATCCTTACCATAGAAAGGACTAATCCAATCTCCAGTACGTAGGTAGTGTCGCATATCTTTTACATACCCATCACGCATAGACCTTTTAGCTATAGCACCTTGTGTATTCATACGTATCTCTCTAGCCATAGACCTAGATACTTCTAGGTTATGTTTAATCCATTCTAATACTTTATCTACTTGAAACGTAGCAGTCTTAGGTAGCTTATATAACTCTTTTTTTATTTGTGATTTGTGCATGGTATTTCCTTTCTATTGAACTCTTATTACTTCTAGTCCATCATCATCTGACATAGCTTCTATGTCTTCAAGACCACTATTAACATATAGTTTTTGTACGTATTGTTTAGCATCTCTTTCAGTTTTAAAATATATAGTTTCACCATTGAACTTTGCTAATGGTTCTAATATAATATCTTTATCTTTAGATAGAAATGCTATTACATAATTGTTATTCATGATCGTACCTTACATTAGTTTAATATATATGTCAAGTGTTAATCTAATAGCCCTTCTCTTTCAAGTTTATCCCAATCTATCTTTCTAGGTTTAGGCATGTAAGGTATTATTAAAGGTTTAGAATAAACTTCTCTTGCCCATGATTGACTATATAATTGATTTTTAATTTTATTAATACTTGAGTGCATACCTAATGACAATCCCATGTCTTCTAATCTTTCAAGTTTTCTTATAAAATAAGGTACTTCTTTTTTATTAAAATATAAATCAGCAGATAAATCATGGCAATAATCTATGTAAGTAGGTTTACCTACAGAGGTATTACGCACTCCTATCATACTAAAAGTTTCTTCTAATAAAAACATAGCCCAAGTTTTAACTCCTACATGAACATGAATTAAATCTTCTCTTTCCCATAACTTATCTTCATCTGTCGCTATTCTCATTTTTATACTCCTATTATTTATGTTCGTACCTTAAAGTACTTCTTCAAGCATGTCAAGTTTATTATCCATCATGTGCATCTAACTCTACCCACTCTTCTCTCATTCTTGCATAGTCATACCCTGTTCTGTATGTCTTATTAGCATACCAATCTGGCATAGGTCTAGTCTTATTCCACTTGGCTATATCTTTCTTATCATTCACATAATACTTTCTGTATGCTAGTACACTATCATCACACTTGTATTCATCTGGCATACATTGTGGGTGTGGTGTACCTTGTCTGCTCATGTGTTCAAAAGCAAAGCCAACATTATCTATTGTTAAGTCCATGATAACAGCTTGGCACTTGTGTATATTGTTATACCTCCTAGTGTACTCAAAGCATAGCTCCATGCCATGTCTCCATAGCCAATCATAATTATGTGCATCATTCCCTGCCCATAGTGTACATGGGTGGTTCTTATGTGCCTCCTTGTATGGTACTCTGTCTGCTGAACCATACCTATGCCATACACTACACAACATCTGTGCTGTTTCTAATGGCATCTTTACTATGTGCTTATCACATTGCATCTGTGCTGATATGATAGGGTCTTTGTCTAATACAAATATGTTCATACTAATCTCCTTTTAATTCTTCTAAATTAAATTCTACTCTGTCTTCTATACTGTTGTCAATCATTACTACATTTCTTATATCATCTTTAAAAAAACCATAACATTCTAACTCTGGATTACATTGCTGTAGCTCATGTATTATTTCTTTTACTTTCATGTTACCTCCTTTACTTCTATAACTTCTTCATCATGGTAGTCTGTTTCTTTACAACTATCAAACTCACCTTCCATAGCCATCTCTTCTGCATCTTCTTTACTGTCAGCATAGAGTATGTACTCACTAATACATTCACATGTTGTTATTACTTTATACTTATTCATCTTGCATTCTCCTCATGTTCTATATCTCTGAGCCAGTCATTAAAAGTATTTTCTAAATGTCCGTCCATCTCATGGTCTAGCTGTACCATTTTAGGATTGTCTGACCACTCGGCATATATCTTATAACTTACTATATGTCTTGGTATATCTCTATCCATTACTCATCTCCTCTATGTTGCTCGGCATAAAATTCCCTTATCTCACACTCTATGAAGTCATAGTCCAAGTCCATTGGATGCCTGAGAGTGGTTGTTACTAGCTCTATAGCATCCTCTACAGTATCACTACTCATTATAATCTCTACGACCTCATCATTATATCTCTCTACTTCTTGCTCTATTAAGTTTTTAAATCTACTCATCAGTAATAATCCTTAAGTTTAATATGTTTCCTATCTGCATCACGTATCCATACATCAGATAAATTTTCAGGCACGTACACACCTACTAATTTTTCCTCTACTACTTTAGCTAATGTTTTTAGTTGGTCGGACGTATAGTCTTGATGTAATTTTAGTATTATACTTTGCATTATCTTTCCAATCATTATTATTATTAAGTCTTAAACTATTGTTAATAGGATGTCAACATCTAATGTGTAATAAATCCTATTGCTTTTTTACTAGACCAACACAAGGTACAATCGCTACATGAAACATCAGTTTTTACTTGCGCCAAGCATGTGATTCCCTTGTCAGTTATGTCTCTAGAGTTGGCACTATATTCCTCATCAAGTTTATTACTAAACCTTACAGCCCATCTATTCTGATACTTACTCCTAAGTCTTATCAGTTCCTTAGCTATGTCTCTCACATGGCTATACTTACTATCAATATGATTGCGACTATATCCATATACATGTAAGTTTGGATAGTGTATCATCATGCGCTCCCAAAATAATGTATATTCTACTGACTGAAAGTCTCCTAGTATATGTAACCTTACTAGAAATCCATCAGGATTAAGACGTGCTGTCATATGTATATCGCTCTCAAGTCTCAACATGAATGCATCATTAACTTCAAACCTATGGGCAACGTGCATGTTATTACCAAAGCAATCAGTATAATGCTCGCACTCATCGGTACATGTCTCACGTTCTATTAAGGTAAGGGTATACATTTTCATACCTTTCAGCTTACCTTTAGTAACTTTCTTACCTAGCTTTATATTAGTACTAGCTTTCAATACTCTATGTTTATAGTTTGTTACATCACGTATTGTAAACTTGCTACCATTATATAAAGTGGTAGCATTTACTATTGCTTTATGAGTTTCTTTTAGTTCCATTATAGTTCCAATCATTATTATTAATTCGTATTATCTTTATGGACTACATCAATATACATGTCAACACTTATTTTATAATTATTTTATTTGGTATTCGCATACTCATTTAGGAGTACTTGCGATAAGATACCAAGTGGTATTAAATAGGACTGTAATCGTTGGTGAGCAAGGGTTACAGCCTACATACTTTATGCATACCATTCGGAGTAATGACCTGTGTGATATATATGCAACACCTTACACAACGTCCACGAATTACCACCTTCCACAACGTCCACGAATTTACACATATACACATGCCTATACACACGTATCATATTAATACTGAAATCTCCAAACCTTTACAAATTATATTCTATATGCAATAATAAGATATCGGATTGACCGATAACCAAGTTGCAATTAAGCAACACAATGGAGACTTAATATGTTTAATAGAATAAATAATAAATTAGAGGCAATTACTAAATTGTCATTTTCTGAAACTACTAAATTGAATGAGACTTTAACATTCTTGGATATCAACCCTAAAAGAAAAATGCATTCTTGGGATTGTAACCCAACAATATTCAAAAGAATCCCTTGGACAATTTTAAATATGAAAAGCTTTGTCTTGTTATCAGTTACTTCGGAAGAAGTATATCTAACAGTTAAAGAAGTTGCCAAGCTTGTCGGAGTCTCTAGTAATAACGTAAGAACTTACTTTAAGGATAGTAAAGCAATGATAAAAAAAGGTGCTGGTGGTATGCCAGCGATGGAGAACTATAAAACTAGAACACATAGCAAGACAGTTGGACACGTCAACCAGAATTTAATCGAGCTTAAGTCGGCAACTGATTACATTACTAACCATATGACTAGACAACTTAAGACACTTGGCAAACTTAACAACTCTCAATTTAGAAAGGTGGGATAATGGCAATACAATTTAAACCAATTAAAAAGAATTATAATATTATAATTAATAAAGGTCATCAGATATTATATTCTTACTCAACTCCAGTTGCCGTGATTCCAAGTGAAGGTTCTATATTAAAAACAAAACAAAAATATAGTACAACAACATCAAGACATATAAATAAATTTCTTGATGGATTGGAAAGCCATGAAGTTGATCAGAAAATAATTTCAAGCTATGCCGATTAAATAAATAACAGCCTAAATTAAAAACCTTTCAGAAAATTCTGAAGGGTTTTTTTTTATTTGTTTTCAAAATAATTCCTAATCTAATTTTTGTCTGAGAAAGAGTATTAAGGGGGAGGGAAGGAATTTTCAGCATGGCTGTGTATATATACCCCACCCCCACATATAGAGCAAAAAAAACATATCGGGTTTTTCTGGGGATCACTTGTAATGACCACTAATAATGATTATCAGTTATAGGTCCTTACCGGGTCTTGTAAAGATAAAATAACATACATTCCGGAACTACGCAAACATTTCTTTATATAAAGTACTTGTCTCTATTGTCATTCTCTGGTATAGTTCCTATATGGCTAAAGAAGCAGTAAACGATTATGGACTAACTATTAAGCAGCAGAAGTTTGCAGAAGCTTATGTGGGCAGTAATAATGCATCCAAAGCATTAATAGATGCAGGGTATGCTCCTGTAGTTCGTACTGATACTGGTGAACTGGACAAGAGTAAGACAGCCAAGAGAGCACAACAATACCTTAGCAATCCAAAGATAAGAGCATACGTAGAGACTATAAGAGAAGAAGTTATAGAGAAGGTATCATGGACTGCAGAGAAAGTTATTGACAAGATGTATCAAACCTATCTTAGAGCAACTGACAATGATGACTATACTAATGCCAACAGGTCTATGGAAT